CCGTATGCCTCTCCAGAGGTTAGCCCGCCATCTTCGCCCCTCTCAACGATTGCACGGGCGTATGCGCCTGCTACGACCGGCTCATAGGGTACGGTGATAACCGTGGCATCAGCAGCAAGAATCGCCTGCGGGACAACCATGTTGAACTTGAGCGCGGAAACACCTGATGGTGTCGGGTAAATCTCAACCTTGCTGTCCGTGCCGTCCGTTCCGTTCCATGCGTAATAGATCGGATTCCCTGTAGGTACAGTTGAGAGTTGCTGTTGATCCATAATCCACTGGATAGGTACGTTTCTGAGCTGGACAAGGTTCGTGGTGTCATTGACCGTTACATCCCTCTGACGAACGCCTGATCCTGTGACGGTGTAGTTGGAGGTTCCTCCGACAGTGTTCAGGGTTACGGTGGTGGCGAGCGAATCCCAATTCCAAGCATCCTCGACTTGGCGCTTGGCGTCGTTGATGTACCGGCCAATCAGCGTGGAGTAGGCATTGGTAGTGACGCTGGCTACGCTGGATTCGCGGAGGCGAGAGAGGACTTCGTTAACACATTCCAAATAGGTCATTGTTGTTGCTCCTGCGTAGTTCCTTCGTCCATGCCCTTATAAGACCTAGCGGCTCCAGATTTAACGTCTTGCATCAGCATATTGGCGAAATTCACACCAGTTCGCTTGCTGTATTCGGCCACATCATTCGCCATCTTCTGCATGTCGATTTTATCAACTCTAGGTTGAACCGCTTTGAACAATAGCGCCGCTTCCTTCGGATCAAGCAGAATGCGCTTCATGTCAGCATCCACCGAATCACTTACTCTGCGGTTAAGAAACTTGCTTGCCAGTGAAGTGAAAGCGTAAAAGTTACTCATCACCGGATTGGTGATTCTGGAAATGATCATCTCAGGCGGCGCACCAACCATTTCTTCAATGCGCGATTTCGGGATCATGCTCAGATTTGGAGACACCGCACTAGGGTCACGTGTAATCCGGTCAGCAACTACTGACAGTTGCTTGATCTTGTCGGCGTAAGTAGGGCCGAACACGCGATTGAAGGCCCGCGACTTCGTTCTGTCGTTAAGCAGTTCAAGTGGCTTACCAGATGAGAGCAGATCGTCAAGCATGAACGACCGGATTGCCTTCAGGTTGTCATGGTTCGCACCATGCTGCTTCATGAACTTCTCAGTGAAGTCTGCTGAACCGTACAGGCTATTCACGATGGACTGCGCGTTCTTGCCTTCAAGTTTAAGAATCCTGTCCTCTGCGGCTTTTACGAACTTGTCGCCCAAAGCAGCCTTTTGGTTCATCAACTCCTTTACGTCGCCGGATGCTTTGACCACACGGTCACGAACATCTGGCAGCATCGACAGAGCATCGTTCTTGTTCTTCAGCCACGCATTCACCCTGGCCGGATCAAGTACGCCATCCTTGACGGCGAAGTTGGTCAAGTCGCTGATGAAAGCCTGTTCAGCCAACTTCTTGCCATTCTCTCCGGTAGCGTCAATGAACTGAGTCAGCGTCGACTTGTTCTTCGTCAGCAAAGGAACTACGTTCTCGTCAAACTTTGCACGACCAATCATGTTGATCGTTTCTTCGTTGAACGGTAGTCCAACCTTTTGCAAGTAGGTCTGGTCTGCGAGTTTGTAGGCAGAAACGAAAGCAGGATCAAGCGTCGAAATGTGCTGATTCACCTTCGACTTCAATTCGTTCAGCAACCTGATTTCAGAGTCAGTCTTGGTCTTACGCAGTTGTGCGTTAACCTCGCGCTTCAGCGAATCCAAGTCCTCAACGGTTGCGCCCTTGAATGCCTCGCCCGTCTGTGATCCAAGTGGCTTTCCAGAAGCATCAACAAGATTCGCCCCTTCAACGGTTTGCGGCTTGAATCTGGATACGATCTTCCCGTAGATCGACGGGAAAGTTTTGAATATGTCGTTAGCCTTCTCGCCTGCAACGAACTGGTAGATGTCTCCAACAGACTCGCTTGGTAGATCAACACCTTTTTGCTTGGCTACATCGAAGGCATTGATGTATAGCGGAGCAACACTCGCCCTTGCTGCGGATTCTGCATCGTCAGTGACTTTGACAACCTGTGCGCCAAACTCAGCAGGATCAACGGTATCAAGGTTACGGCTTGCCTGCGTGATCTGACGGTCAATGGTCGCCTTCTTGCGACCAACCGCGCCGGTTACATCAACGTCTTTCACGTTGGCGGCAAGTACCGTATCAGCGGCAGAAGGCTGACCAAACATTTTTCCCGAACGACCACGCAATGCTTCCTTCGCTGCTTGGAACATTGAGTAATACTGTTCGCGGAATGCGGGGTCTTTTGCCGACAACTGCGCGATGTACTGGTTGATAACCGCGTTGTCCTTCAACACAGAACTGAGCGGAAGTTTCACTCCAGTAGATGCCTGTGCCGCCGCAGCATCCTCAAGCACTTTGACAAAGTTAGGATCAGACGCAGCAGCAGCTACAAACACGTTTTCAATGTGTCGGCCTGCTTCCCTAGCAATCTGGTCATCAGGTGCAACACCAGACAACTGTTGATAGATTTGGCGAACTTTCGGAGCGAGAGCAACGCCAGTTTCCTTCAGCATAGCGGCAGAACGTGGCAGAGAACCTGCGGCAACTGCGCCGGTAACGCCACCCGTCAAAGCACCACCGACACGACCAACCATAGCTCCAGTGTCGCCGCCAATCTTTCGTCCTGCGTATTCACCGGCAGTTCCACCGGCTTCCGCGCCAGTACCGGCAAACAGGTTCTCGGCAACGCGACCTATCGGCTTTGCAATTGGACCCATCATCCCGATTGCCTTGCTTCCAGGTAAAACGTAACTTGTCGGATCAGCGGCTGCTTCAACTCCGGTTGCTAGAATCTTCTGTCCGATGCCTTCAGGTTGAACGCCGGTTCCGCCAAGCATTCCAATGATCCCTTGCTCGGCTTCCTTAACGTATTGCTGCGCTCCGGTTTGCCCTGTTCCGGTGAAAGCCCCCTTGAATGCGCCGTAGACCTTTGACGGGAAACTAGCCACCCCCTTACGGGCGGCTTCGACAAGGTAACTACCTTTTGGCGTATCACCAGCGCCGACTTCTGGCGAGGCGAGTTCATCCAGTTCCGCATCCGTCAGCGGAACATCGCTTTTGTACTTCTGACCTTCAATGAGGTAAGTTGGCATGTCAATCTATCCGCTGAACCTTCTTGCCTGACTTCAGCGTTTTCGTTTCACCAGCTCCCATTCCAGACTTCCCCTCAAACTCAGGGAACGTCAGGAGGGTGTCAAGTGACTCCTTTTTAATCCCTGACATTTCGCCTACTTTTTTCATCCTAGTAAGTGCCGTCTGCCCCTTATTCGCCGCAACCTTCCTTGCAATTTCCAACGTCTTCAACATCTTCTGCTGAGTGTCAATGCTAGGCGTTCCAGTGAATAACGTTGATGTCGCATCAACAATCCCGCCAACCATTGAAGGGTCTGCCCCGGCAGCAACAACTTCAGCCCGCGAGATAGTTCCATCACTGAATGCCCTAGCCAACTGCTGCTTCGCCGCATTGAAAGACGAGTAATTTCCGGTCTTCATTGAGTTCTGCAAAGCAGCAGTTGCCATGTCAGCAGCAGTTACAGTTTCAAGGTGCGGCTTGATTGTTCCCTGAACAGATTGCTCAAACTTCGGAATATCAATGGCATTTTTCTCCCCCGGCATAACTACGGTTGTTCCGCCAGCAGCGCCAGCCTTCTTATGCGAAAGTAACCACTTGTCGTATGATTCAATGTCTGGATTTGCCGCCTTCGCCAAGACATATTCCTTGTACGAATTCGGGTTTTTTTCTTCATCGAACGCAACAAGATCAGCCGGGTTTCTGCTCGTCATGTAGGTTCGCAACGACTCCTGCGTGTATTTGCTCGGATCAATCTTTGCGAACGGACTAGCCTCCGCCCTAGCCTTATGCAACGCTGCCGCAGCCTGGGCATTCTCAAGGCCAATCTTCGCTTCCTCCATCTCCTGCTTCCGCGCCAGCATAATCAACTTCATCGCCGTCTGCTGATCGCCCATCTGTGCGAACTGCGCCGCCTTCGCCTTGAGTCCAACCGAGGTCGACATATCGCCGCCCATGCCCATAATCTCTTGCTGGCGTTTCGCCTGTGCGATAGCCGGATTCTCATAGCCAGCGGCTTCCATCCCCGCACCACCGAGCATTCCACCGGCACGGAACAAAGTCCCTGCGGCACGTTGGAAGGGGTCTTGTTGGGCGTAGGTGTCAGCAGTAGCACCTAGTTGCTGGTTCTGCTGCTGCTGTATCTGCCACGGTTGCGGCCCGAATAGGCTTGAAACGATGTCGGTAGGCATTAGAGTCTCGCCCCTGTAAATGGGTTGAACGCATACTGTTGCTGCTGTTGCTGGTTGTTGTAGTTCTGCACCTGATTAGCCGCACCGCTCAACATATTTCCCCACGGGCTGTACGCATTTGCCTGTTGAGTGGAGTTGTTTGCACTCAAACCACCCTGCATTAAGAGTCCAGCAGCACCGGAGTTCATGTTCATCTTCCCTAGATCAGCGCCGAGCGTCAAAGGCTGTTGCGCCAATCCTTCGATAGTCGTAGCACCTCCAAGAGCGGTCTTGTATGGATCGAATGCAGCGGTTTGCCCTGTGTACATCCCGCGAGTCAGGTCGCCGCCAGTGCCTACCATTCCAGCACCGAACTTGGCGTAGTCCATCCCGCCTTGAGTTGCCTGTGCAGCGAGGCCCAAGTCCTGTTGTCTCTGAGCGTTATACATCGCCTCAAGGCGAGGATTTGCAGCCCCCATCTGTCCGGTTGCTCCGGTAGCCAATCCGTAGGTTCCACGGTTGAACTCGCCGGTAAGCATGTTGCTTGCGTCCCTATCACGACCAGTGGCAAGTAGTGCCTGCTGATCCTGCATGTATTTCATCGCCTGCGCTTGCGGGTCTTGGGCAAGGTACTGGTTGCCAAGCGCCATAGCGCGTTGCCCAGCAGCGCCCATCGGAGCGAACTGAGAAGGGGCGTTCTGGTACTGACTGAGCATCTGATTGGACTGACCCAACAGAGCGTCTTGCTGTGCTTTGGCCCACGGTGCGGCGGAATAGTTAGCTCCGATTACATTGCCTTGAGCATCCTTTTGGAAGTTGGATGCACCGGCAAAGGTAGTCATTCCGTAAGGCTTGAACTTGGCAGCGTCAGCAGCAGTTTGCGCTGTTGCAAGATCGGATTGAGCCTTGATCTTTGCCGCGTCGACAGCAGCGTTCCCGGTTAGCGCACCACCAATAGCACCTAGGCCACCGGAGAGAAGTCGTCCGGCGAGCGAACCTCCAGTATCACCACCAAATAGGCTGTTAATTGCTTTTGTTGCGTTGTAAGCAGTCTTGACTCCACTCAACAATCCGCCGCTACCACCGGCGGCTACCGTTGCATCAGAAGCCAAGTATCCACCAATATCTTGCGGGGAGTATCCTGCATCAAGATAAGCCTGTTGCGCTTCAGCCGGTAGTTTCCCCCACAGCCCCATATCCCTTGCTTGATCTTGAAGCAAGGATGAGCCAATTTGATTCGGCTGATAACCTGCGTCAAGATAAGCCTGCTGCGCCTCGTAGGGAAGACCTTGGAACGCCGACATGTACGATGAATCTTGAGCCAGCGCCGTACCAACATCCAGAGGACTATACCCTGCGGCAAAATATGCGTTCTGCGCTTCCAACGGAAGGCTTGTGAATGCCTCCATTGCAGAAGCAGAATCTATTGGAACATCAAACCAACCCCCCGCTCCGCTAAGTCCAATGGCACCACCTATTGCCTGTAATGGATTCCCGTTTATGATTCCAGATGCTACGTTCATGCCAGCAACAAACGGAGCGAGTGGAGGGAAGACTGCCGCAGCAACTGTTGATATGATCGGGTTACTGACTACTGCATCAACAACGCCTCCAACAGCATCGCCAATGCCGCCTACAATATCACCAACAAAATCCCGCTTTTCCCCGTACCGGAAAGGATCACCAAAAGGAATTTCAAGGTGCGCGCAGTTTCTTTTTACGTCGCTTCTAGTCAGGCGCATCTTTCGCTCCTATGAACAAACCATACGTGGGTATTGGTCGTTCTATCAATGCTGAATCCAATCTTTTCAACAAATGATATGGCGCGCGTATCCCCATGCTTGATAGGTGCATATATCTCGTTAAATAACTTGTGGACTCTAGATAAAATGTTTTGACACTCTCTCAGCAATTTTCGCCCAGATAAAGATTTCTGCGGTGCAAGAATGTGCATCACATTACCCCTGCGAACTGCGTATCCATTTGTAATATCGAATACTGCGTCACACCTTTCAAGATATTCACTAACCTGATGTTCAGTTAAGTTGAATGTATCAAGAACTGATTTTGGGATCACTTTGGATCATCCCTAATAAGCCCCTTGTCAAGAAGCATCTTCAGATGTTCGTTCGTGTTCTTCTTGAATTGCCCGTTCTCAATAAACCCAACCAATCGACCTTGCTTGTCTGCAACCATGTTTCCATCCGCTGAAACATAGTATTTCTCTCCCCTTACTTCTGCTTCTCCATTAGCTACGCTAACCTTTTCGCCAGCTACATCAACCTCTCCGCTGTAGCTGGCTGGAGATTTAGGTTGTTGAGACATCATTCCTTGTTCCATATCAAATCTCCGTCACTTCTTCTTTGCGCGGACGACCTGGCTTACGTTTCAGCACTTCCGCTTCGGCGGCTTGCGGGACTTGGACGGCTTCATCGGCATTGGCATTGGTTTCATGGATCACCTCCTCATAGGATTCATTGGAACGGGTTGAACGAATGTCGTCCTCGTTGGAGAACGACACTACGTTGCCACTTCTGATACACCGGAATTGACTAGCCACCCTGAACCACCGCAGCACTCAGAACAGCAGATGCCGAAGCCGACAGCAGCAGTCGGATACACGCTACAGGGGCTGCATACGTCGCTTCAGACGATGCAGACTTTGCACCAGCCGAGTTGTCGAACCACAGCGTAGGATGCGAACTGGAGCCGTCCTGATAGCTGTGCTGAACCTTGTAGGTTGCTGTTCCGCTCACCAGTGTCACGCCGATACCGATGGCTATAGGCGAGGTGCTTAGATTTGGGCTGATCGTGTTGGAAACGGAGTCGATTGCGTGACCGACACTCAACGTAGTTGCAACCGAACCTGTGTGCGCTACCGCACTGACCGTCTTGAAATACTTAGTTCCGGTCTTTGTTCCAGCACTCGCGCCTACAGTAGATTCTGTCTGCGCCCTGCCGTCAGAGTCCGTTCCGGTAATCGTGAAGGTGATGCCGGTATCGTTGCCCCCGGATACTAGGGTAATCAGGTGAGCCGCTGCCAGTGTAGCCACGCCGCCAGTAGCAAGCGTTCCACCGATGACGATTGCGCCAGCACCGGGAGATGCCGAAGCACTCACGGAATTGACCGCCGCCGCAGAGGTCGTCAGCTTCAGAGGGCCGTAAGAATTAACATCCATGTTTGTTCTCCAATGGAAGAAGGGGGCTGTTAAGCCCCCGTTCCCTTACCAAGCCGGACGGCCCACCAAGATTTTGATTACCGCGTTCGTGATCGCATCAGCAGCGAATTCAGCAACGTCAGCGTGGACAATGAAATTCACCGTGTTTGCCGAGCCGACTTCTGCACGGATCACAGCACCATCACCGCCTGCATCGAACGAGTCCATATTCAGGCTCATACCAACAACCATGTCGCCAAGAGCGACGCCCGGAACAGTCATGCTGATGGACAACGTGTCGCCAATCGCTACCGCGTCTTGATCGGTAACGGTGGCGGTAACTGCCCACATCTCACTGAATGCCCCGCCGAACTGCTTGTTGCCCTGCTCGACATTTGAAACACTAATCGTATTTGCCATGATGAATCTCCTTTAAGGTATGTGGAGGGAGCCATTACAGCCCCCTCCGATTCATCAAGCAGGCACTATGAGCGCAATGCCGGCATACGACCGGAGCGTCTTGGTGCCATAGATCGTGTCGGCAGTCACCAGCGTACCAAGGTACTCTTGCTTGTACTGACTCTGGGTACGGATACCCATTTGTTCAGCGTGAGCGAAAGCATCCTTGTGCAGCATCAGGCAAGGACGGTACTTGGTGTCAGTGTCGCCGGTGAAGTCGGTAGTGATACCGTAAGCATCCACATACGAAGCAGACAGAGTCGTGCTGGAGAAGTTCACCGCTTGCAGGCTGTCCGTACCCTGAACGTGAATCCACGGGCAGTTGGACGAGGTGAATACTTCCATGCCGTAGACGTTGCCGAGACGACCCGTCTTGATGGTGTCGCCGTTACCGACAAACGCCTGCTCGGTGAATCGAGGGATGCCGCGCAGTACGCGAGCCTCAACCGGGGGGATGATGAAGTTGAGTTCGGACGAATCAACATCGGAATCCTCCAGCGTCTGCATGGCGCGGCGGATACCCGCGTCAGTCAGTGCCGTACCGTTGCCGGGGGTAGCACCGGAGAACGCCGTCGAGCCGTCGCCGCCGATAACACCAGTCTCATACAGATTGGTGTTGGCCGGGGTGGTGTTACCCGATTGCAGGTAGTGGCCCAACAGGTGCAGATCTTGGTCGACCTTCTTGGCGAGCGCGTAACCGGCATCCTGCGTGTAGAACTGACGCATGGACGACAGGGCTTGCATCTCAGCCATGTCTTCGTACAGTTTGCTGTACTCGAACCATTTGTTGATGAGGACATCAACAGAGGTCGCGGTGTCAGCAACCAGGGTCACAACCGTCAGATCAGCCTTGGCAGTAGCAGAGCCACGAGCCGGAACGGGGATGTGCAGGGTGTCGCCCTTCTTGCCCTTGAAGGAAATCTTGGTAACGAGGTTGGCGAGAACAAGTTTGGACTTGTACGCCGCAAGCGTTTCGTCTGACCAAAGTTCAGGAATAAATTTGTCTGCGGTGGTGAGGGTTACGCCCCCAGTAGGATAAGCCATGATGAATCTCCTAGATCAATCGTTAAATTGACCCCACCGAAACTTAACCTACTTGACTCGCTTCTCCGCGTAAGCTGCAAGAATCTCGTCAGACATGGCCTCGTACTTGGCAGGGTTTGTCATTTTCAACCTGATGAGGTCAGCCCTGCGATAGATTTTCCGAGAAGATTCCCCGCTACCTCCGGTATCAACTGCTGCGGCCTGCAATGTCTTGGTACGGGAGGATTTCTCCTCATCACTTACCGTAACTTGCGGTGGCGCTTTAACTGCTCGCAGTTGCTTGAAGGTGCTCAACAACTCGTCTGCTGCATCGACATCGTAGCCTTCAGCTTCCTTGAACAGTTTGACCCGTACCTTGGACTCGCCAACCCATTTCGCAAACTCTGCGTCTTGGACGACTTGCCCGAAATCGGGGTGCAACTGCATCAACTTCTGCTGCGCCTGCGCTCGCATCGCCTGAAGCCCGTATTGCTGTGCTTGCTGGACATGCGGGTTTGTTTCGATCTGCCTGCGAATTGCCTCTTGCGGATTCTCGAAGAAATCAACCTCTTTCGGCTGTTCCTCTTGTTCCTTTGGCTTCAGTTGCGATTTGATTAGCTCATCAGTAAGCCTGCGAAGTTCGCCCGCTTCGTTTGCGTACCGGCCAAGATTTGACTTGTCCTTCTCCGCAATCTCGATAATCTCCTTTACAGTCTTCCCGCGATACCGCTCCGGGAATTCCTGAGAGACAATGCTTTCGGGTTTTACTTCGGTACTTTCCGCGCTCTGGGCCTCGATTTCCGCAGCCACAGTTTCAAGTTCGCCAACATCGCCTTCGATGTCTTGGATTTCAGCCATTTTTCATCCACTCCTAGGTTAGAGCTACGATTTGCACACGTTATATACGACGGTTACTAACTTGTCAAGCGTGGTTACTTACTCACCATGCTGAGCGCGTTTCGCGGCCTTCTGGCGAGCATTTGCTTCCCTGATGGTTGCCCACCTGTCGTGAGCACCTGGAAACGCCCCCGTGATGCCCTCCAGAGCCACTCTGGGCATACCGACGATCTTGTACATCGTCTTTCCGCAGATACATGGGATTTGCGTGGCCTCGATGTACCGCTCGACCACATTCCCGCAATCTGGGCATTTCAAGTCAATCAGTTGTCTCAT